CAGCATCCGATTCAAAATCATCGTTCATATCGGAAAAGCCAGCAACCGTGAAGTTCATTTCTAAAACAACCGATCCTGCATCACGAAATGAAGCGATAAACTCACGATATCCGCCTATACTGTCAAGGCTGGTAACATCAATGGTAGCTCGACTCTTATCAGGCCCAGCTATGCTGTTGATTTCAGCAATAGCGCCGTACTGGGCAGACGAACTCCCCCCTTCACCTCTCGCAAATACTGTTCCTACCCCTGCAAAAGCATCACTCATTTTGTTTCACCTCCTTATATTGTTCTGTGCATCCTGAAATTAAGGCTCAAGAGTGGCCTGTTGCTGTCATCGTATCCCAGCGGGTTTATATCCCCGACAGCCCAAATTCCAACATATTTAGTGCCGTTCCATGTTTCACCGTGTCGATCATGTAGGGCACCCTGGATATCCTTCAATATAGCGTATGCTTCATCGTACCCGAACTTATTACCCCTGCACCTGATCGTTATCGTGGGGTATTCATAAACATAATTAGACTGCGGATCATACCCGCCTGTGTCATATATGGTAACACAAAGATCTGGTTTTTCTGGTTCAAACGTTCTGAACAGATCCGTACCGAATACCAATGACAGGCCATCTTCCAATATGTCTTTTACGTCTTCTGATGGTGAATTCATTTGATTTTTGCCTTCATTGCTATGATTTGAAACACCTTTTTCATTTCCCTTTTAAGAGGATCTTCAAGGAACTTCCATTTGCCCTTTCGAGCCCACACTATCCTTCTGCTTTTCCTGCCGCTTTCCGTTCTTCCTGCTGTGTACTTCTTACCGCTTGGGCTTTCCCCGCCTGTCTTGCCCGCACGTGGGTTTTCGTGGACATTCGCAGCATAAAGGGCTGAATAGCCGATAGCAACCCCAGGTGTTCGCACTGCCTTCAGTATGGCTTTCTGGCGTTGCGTTTCTTCAGCGTGCTGTGAAGACATTTTAGCCGAATCCTTTCCCTTGAACGCTGACCTTCCCATAGTCATCATGCCTGGAGCAACGACATAAGCACTATTTTTCAGATTGCTGGTAACAACGGGAACTTCAGGTTGTGATTCCCTTCTAATGTGCTGGCCAGCAAGATAAAATCCAGCCTGTGTCCTGCCGTTGATCTTCATTATTTCTTTATTCATACTGGCGATGACTTCATCAACGCCTTCCATTTCTACAGCCATACTTTCCTTTCAAAGTCCGTGGCCTTTAAGTTCGGTGTCTTTTTAAATGAACGTATCGGATAAGATGCCACATCCGTTGGATCTAACATCATAGCCGTGTCAAGATATAGCCAATTGATATGAAAATAATGTCCTGCTGAACCATTCGGCAGATGGATTATTCTTAATTGTAATCCATACTGGGAACTTACATAATCCCCTATGGGGTTCGACAATTCAAACTGATAGCTCTGTTCTTCATCTTCATCAGGAAAATCTCTTTCATCGCCTGTTACGTTTTCCCATGCCGGGGTTTCAAAGTTGTATATTTGCAGTTTTACATTATGTGCAGGATTCCCTTCATACCAGCCATCCAAATATACAATGTATCTGCTAGTGTCATCTGGCAGTTTTGTAAAATTGAAGTCATAGCTGAAGGCATCGCTCCCCGTTAATTCGTTAAGCACCAGTTCGTTTGCCCCACGATCATAAGTCTTAGCAAGCGAGCCTGAAAAAATAGATCCTTTATTGATGTCCATCGTGGCGGCATAATGTGCCAACAAGTCTGACCAGACAGGAAGTGCCCCAAGGTATAGATACCCGTTAATATCAACATCCTGTGCCAAGTACACAACCGCATTTGAAAGCTGTTCCCTGCCTTCCGAATCGGTGTAAAGTTCCTGCCGTTCTTCCCACCTACCAAGTATTTCGACAGCTTCATCATGTGAATAACCTATCCCTGATGGTGCAGGATTCCCCCAGTACACGATAGCCTGTTTTAGATTTTTCGTTATATAGCTCATTCGTCAGATTCCATAAAATCAATGACTTCAAGTTTAGCGGCCTTCTGACCGAGCGTAGCCATTTTGCCCGTAATATCAAGAACCTTCACCTGCTGACCGTATGGGGTAGCATCAAGCCCTTTGCCACCTTCAGCGAATACGGTTGCTGAAGCATCCCCCGTTTTTTCGGTCTTGTAAACAGGATCACGAATGGCGACCAAGTGTGCCGCAAGCCACCTTTCAATTTCTTTCAATAAGGGATCACCCAAACCTTCACCTGACAGCCGATCCGTAACGATCAGGTTTGCCGGCGTTATAAACGGTGTCGTGTCAATGGTCGTGCTGATTATTTTCTTTACGTCTTCATCTGTAACCCTGTTAGCCATCGCTTTGCCCTCCTGACCAATAGGCCGGTTCAATAAAGCTTTCCGCCTTGTCTTTGTCCCACTTCAGGCCAAGTGTTTCAATAGTCTTTTTCATTTCCGATAAATCAAAGTCGATCATTTTTTGTGGCCATATGTAATGAATATCGCAACCCGCTTCTTCCATTTCAAGAAACCTGTCTTTGTGCTGGTCAACCCACCACATCCAGCCCTCAGCCTTTTTAAACTTTTTCATAAAACCCGTTTTAAGGCAAGATTTAACGATATCCTCGCTTTTTCTTCTTACAATTATCCACCTTGCTTCGGGAAACGCCCTTGCCCATAAAGGCCAGAACAGACACATCTTCGCCCCTTTGTAATACCATTGCTGGTTGCCGTTATAGCCCTGTTTTTTTATCGTGTCACAGATATTCCTGAACCATTTATCCACGGTTGCCTGTGTCGTGAGCTTAACCGTATCGATATCAGGTAGCGGGTGCTGGCCCAACGGGTCAACACCTAATGATCGAAGATAAGGCTTCGTGAAGTTCTGCCGTATGTCCTTGTTTTCAAACATACCCTTTTTATTGTACCGTGTCGTGCCGAACGTATCACCGCCCCAAGCACCGCAGAGCTGAACGATCCCTGCTGTCATGGATGTTCCGGATCGGGCACATCCCGTTATAAATATTGGCTTTTCAATCATCATCTTCTGGTGGCCCCCATAGCCCATCCTGCCGATACTGTGTTTTTAGCAGGTGGTTCAAAAATGATTTTCCATCCATCATTCGTGAATTTATCCCTGAAGTACCTTCTGCCCCATCGCAAAACGTGTGATGATGCACCACCACGCCACGTTTTTCCACTTTCAAGAACTGGTAATTCCAAATACACGGCCAGTTCGCACGATTCATAGATCTTAACGATGGTCTGCCTTACTTCTGGATTGGTCATATGTTCAAGGGTATGGGTAGAAATAAAAACATCAAAGGGGTCATGGTCTTGATTGTACCACTGCGTGTCCATATAAACAGGGTGGAAGCGTCCGTCTTCAACAACCCTGTTTTTTAGCGCCAAGTGGCATAGGTCATACCCATACCAAACTTCAATATTGTCGTTGATTTCAAGGATCTGTTTTGCAAGGGTTCCACGATAACAGCCAAGTTCGACAACCGTAAGTGGCCTGTCCGGAAGCATATCAAAAAACTGCTTTGCTTTGCCAATATCATAGAATTCCTGGTCTTGGATGACAGGATACCACAAATTGTTAAGTTCAACCAAGCTATCAAAATCAATGCCTCGTTTATAAACGCCCCTGTAATGATCCCAGTTGCCATCTTCAACGGTTTTCTTGAATAATTCTTTTACTAGTTTATGATCTACCATGATCCATCCCAGTCGCCGGCTCGTCTTGCTGGCATACCGACATACGTTCCAGGTTTGTCAATATTTTTGGTAACTAGTGCCCCCATGCCGACAAATACGTTGTCACAGACCGAAACACCGTTTCTGACAGTACAATTTAACCCGAACCAGCAATCATCGCCCGTTTTTACGGAACCGCCAATAATTGCACCATCGACAATGATGTTTCTTTTCCCGATAATACAGTTATGACCAATGGCAACCCCGTATCCAAGCCGTGAATCTTCCCCGACGATCGTTGAATCAAGCGTCGCACGTGCAACCCCGCAAAAAGGCCCAAGTTCTACGTTCTTTTCAATAATCACGTTCCCCATATGCTTCATGTTGATCAGGCCGTGGTCGGTCTTGATGTATTTCATACCATCAGCCCCGATATAAGCCTTTGGGTGTATCCTTGCCATAGCGTGAACTTTGTTTTTTCTTGGGGGTTCAAAAAGGTTTAAATGATTATGGATCTGAACAAACATATGGGCAGGATCTTCAACATAAACATTTTTAAGTTTGTTGTTTGGCCTCATGTTTAACATCGGTCTTATTGATTCAGGAACCAACACAACCATATCTTTTTTTGATACTTCCAGACTAGTCCAAAAAGTCACATTCATTGCATATGTCACAGAATAATCATCAGGATGGTCGGCCGAACACGTGTAAGGATACAGCCCCATGCCCTTGATTTTATCCAGTAGCCTCTTTAGCACTGTGCTCATCGTGAATCCTTTCAAAAGGATGCAGGTATTCCCACTTATTATTATAAACTTTTTTTACCCAGCCATCCCGACAACGGCTTGGTCGTGGGTTGCCGTGGAAAAGAACAACCCGTGCGTCTTTCGGCTTGCCTTTCTTGCAATGGTTTTTATAAGAATAATATCCATCAAAATAGTCCTGAATTGCCCGAATTTCAAACCCCTTAACGTGAAGCTTGTGTGCCGTGTATCGCTGTTCCTTGACAAAAAAATCAATGTGTTCGTTAGCCTTGAATTCATCGTACAGCCATTGCCAGTCACCGTTCCACAACTGAAGCCCCGAACACCACCGTTCCCCCTTGCTAAATGCCCGTTTTTGTGGTCGCGCCATGTAGAATATATCAGGTGGACACGATACGGCAAGTTCAGCCAAACGGGAAATATCGTCCAGAACTACCATGTCGAGCCCTACCGCAAGCACGGGGCCTTTAATCCTGAACATTTCAACCATCGACCACCAGCTAGGGTAGTTTTTTTCAAGGGGCACGGTCTTAATGATCGGATCTTCAATGTCCATGTCTGTCATGCACACAAAGAGGTGGTGGTACTTCATGTGGCGTTTAAATTGATAGGCTAGGGTAATAGCGTCATATGGCTTAAAATCCCCGCCTGAACGCAATGTGGCAACCACATTCATTATTCTAACCGTTCCTCGTCTGGTATTTCCCCCACTTTCCTTGCAGGGTTCCCCTTATAGAAACAAAATGGTTCTGTGTCCCTTGTAACAACTGATCCTGCCGCAACAAAAGACTGTTCCCCGATCTCGACCCCTGGAAGTATGATCGATCCCATCCCGACACGGCATCCGTACCGAAAAATGGGTGCTTTACGGTCAAAGGCCACTTTGTCACGCCTTAAATGAACCATACGCTTGTCGTTTCCAGTCATAACCCCCTGGCCTAAGAAAACCTTGTCTTCAATGATCGTTCCGTTCGTGATATTGCATTGTGGCTGGATAAGACACTTCTGCCCTATCACGACATCGCCTTCAATCACACAAAGATGGCCGATCTTTGTAAAATCACCGATCTTAACATTTGAACGGAACACATTGAAATTACCAATGAACACGCCAATGCCGATATTGTACGGCCTTTCCATGATCGTGCTTTTTCTGATTTCAGTTTCAGCAAGTGGCCGTTCCTGAAGACCAACGGTTTGTGCCAAGTGTTCATGTTTGATTGGTTTATTTTCTTTTATTGCTGTCATTGCATCCTCCAATGTGG